ACGCTCAGATTATCTCTATACATTGGAAGTGGGAAGGCGAAGAACAAGTACATAATCTTGACTGGGGATTAAATAAGCAATGCGATAAGTCACTACTAAAAAAGTTCATTAAGGAACTACGCAAAGCTGACGAAGTGATCACACACAACGGTAAGAGATTCGATACTCCTTGGCTCAGGACTAGAGCAGTTTACCACGGTTTAGACTTTCCGCATACCCTAAACGAAATAGACACGTACAAACTAGCAAAGAAGTATTTAAACCTACCTAGCTACTCACTAAAGAACGTATGTGACTACTACGGACTAGAAGCAAAGAAAGATGCAGGAGGTATAGAGACCTGGGTAAACGTTGTCTATCATAAAGACAAAGAGGCTCTAGATCATTTACTATACTACGGAGACGGGGATATTATTTCACTCGAAGCAGTATTTAATAAGTTACGTCCTTACGTAAAACCAAATATGCAGTATGCGGTACTACGTGGAGAAACTAAATTTCATTGTCCTGAGTGCGGTAATTTGCCACACTATAAGAGTATGTATACAACTGCTGCGGGTACTATCCAACACTATTTACAATGCTCGGATAGAAAAGAGTGCAGAACGCAGTTTAAAGTGAATAATAAAACATATCAAGATTATATCCAATATAAGCTAGTAAACGGAATAAAATAACTATATTTACACATCAATCTTTTTTCATAGTTTAAAGGCGCATCTCTCGGGGTGCGTCTTTTTTTATTGCATATCGCGATTCAAAATAATTTAATTTTTTTGTTGATAAAATTTGTTTTTGTTGAAAACGTTTGTAACTTTACACCATAATTCAAACAAATAAACTATGAAAATTTACATTTTAACAGAAAGAGCAAAGAGTAACGGAAGCTACCACGATCGAATAGTAGGTTGTTACGAGTCTTACGATTATGCCGTATTAGAAAAGGCTAAGTTATCTAATGCTAATCCGCTTAACTTCTTTTACATTAACGGAGAGGAACTAATACAAGGCGAGGTTAGTACTTGGGAACAAGACGGAGAAATCTCACTAAAGAATGAGGACTTTGAGACTATCGCAGTAGTAGACTTTATCTTAGAGGAGGAGCATTACCAGTATGAGAAAGATGTAACCGCTCACGGAATAGTGATATGGGAGCAAGTATCTAAGTGGGAAGCTGACAATGTTAGCATCTTTGACTCTTCACTTGACGAGTTAGGTTTATCCGATGAGTTAACACGTGAGATCAATAACCAAATAGATAATGAAGTAGAACGATTAAATGATGAGATATGACACCAAAAGAAAAAGCAGAAGAGTTATTAGACAAATACATCGTTGTAAGTCCAATGTATTTTGAACAAGTCAAACAATGCGCATTAATAGCAGTAGATGAGATATTACACGAACTGATATACAAAAACCCAAGCGCATCAGCTATTGAAAGAATTGAATACTGGCAAAAAGTGAAAAACGAAATAAAGCGCATCCGCTATTGAAAGAAATTATTTAAACAAATAAACTATGAAAATAAGTAAGCAATTTTTAGACGCAGTATTACCTGAGAGAATGAGAGGTAAGCAAACAGATAACGAATACGTACCAACTAAACAACCTATTCGAGTATCTAAAACAGTAAAGCCTGAGAGCGAGGCAACCTTTAACGAGGTATTCATAAACGCTCATAGAGAAAGTAATAAACTAAAATTCAATAAATAATAAGCTATGAAAAAGCAAGAAATCGTGGACGTAATCCCACAAAGTAACCAACTATTTAAAGCGTTGGCAGACTTTCAGCAAGAATGCCCAGTTATCCACAAAGGCACGAAAGGACATAACTATTCTTATGCAGATTTGCCTACAATCTTTGAAGTGATAAACCCACTACTTAAAAAGCACAAGCTAGGGTTTACACAGGAACTAGACGGAGGTGCTTTAGTTACTACTATCTTTCACGTTGATACCGGAGAGTTTAGAGCATCACGTGCAGACATTCCGGTACAAGAGTTACGAGGAATGAATATTTATCAGTCATACGGTAGTGCCTTGACTTACTTTAGACGTTACACTTTGTCTAGTGCTTTAGGTATTGTCACCGACAAAGACACAGATGCACAAGAACAACCTAAACAAAAAGGTAAACCTACTCTTACAGATGAGCGTTTTCAAAAGTCTCTTGATGCAATTAAGTCAGGTAACTACGATGCGGAGTCTTTAAAGAATAACTTTACTTTGACTCCTGAACAACTTAAACAACTAGCGTAATGAAGTTACAAGAGGAACTAAATTACTTGAAAGGCTTTATTAAACTTTCTAAGGAGGATGCGGTTAAACGTGACCTCCTAGAAGCCTTTTTAAGTGAACGTAACAAGTGCCTTTTATTAGATGCGGATAGTATTCTATTTAAAGTAGCACACTACCACGTAGATACTGAGTTGGACTTTGCTGAAATGTACGAGCAATACCACGACCAAGTAAGAGAGATAGTTAACACAATAGAAGAGGACAACTTTGTAATTGATAACGTTATTCACTTCTTTAGTACTTGCTCGAATAACTTCAGGTATGAGATCGATTCTACGTACAAAGCAAACCGTGAGAAGACACCTTTAACTGAAATAGTTAAACACTTCAAATGGTATGTGATTAGTGTACTGGAATCAGAAGGAGAGAATGTTAAATACTCAGACACTCTAGAAGCTGACGATTTAATAGCCGAAGCCGTAGAAGTGCTAGATCAACACTACCCAATAGTAGCAAGTATCGACAAAGACCTTAAACAAATACCTTGCGCTCATTTCGATTATTACAAAATTGATGTAAAAGATGAAGATGGAAACATAGTAACGGTCTTTAAGGTTGACGATAATGGAGAGTTAAAAGAGGTCGTTCTAACGGACTTTCGTGGCTTTTCCTATACTACACCCCAAGAGGGTTACGAAATGCTCTTAGAAATGCTCTTAATAGGCGATACGAGCGACAACATCAAAGGAGTAAAAGGTATTGGCAAGGTAAAAGCTAAAAAGTTATTAAAGGAACGCAACAACTTCGGAAAACTGAGAGCCGTATTTGAAGCGTATGGAGATAGTAAAAGACTCAGAAACAATGTAAAATTAATGAAGCTATGACAGAGCAAAAAACAATTTACATCGGAAACGGTAAAAAGCAAAAAGACAATTGGCTAAAAAGTAGCCTATGTATATCCGACATTCCTAAGGAACATACTTTCGAATATAATGGGAAAACTTACGTAAAGGTTAACATCAACGTAAAAGATCAAGCAGACCAGTACGGCAAAGACGTATCTATCACGGTAGACACTTGGAAGCCTGATGCTGAACCTATCGAGGGAATATCTAAAGAAGAGAAAGACGATTTACCATTTTAGTAACTACGGGGAGGGGTTAACTCTCCCCTAATTTAAAACGCTATGAAGATTACAGATAAAATTGAAGTTACAAACGAGGATAACATAGAGTTAATGGCTCGTTATCCAGATAACTATTTTGATTTAGCGATAGTTGACCCTCCGTATGGTATAGACATTACAAATTCTGGTTGGGTAAAATCAAATAAAAATATAAAAACAAATAATAATTGGGATGATGAAATACCAAACAAAAAATATTTTAAAGAATTAATGAGAGTTTCAAAGAATCAAATTATTTGGGGCGGCAATTATTTTTTGGACAATCTTAATAACACTCGTTGTTTTTTAATATGGGATAAACAAATAGGAGAATGTACAAGCTTTGCAAGCTCTGAATTAGCTTGGACTTCATTTGACAAAAGCACAAAAACTTTTTACGAACACCCAGCTAAACACGGAAAAGATAAAATACACCCAACACAAAAACCTATTTCATTATACGAATGGCTACTAATGAACTACGCTAAAGAAGAGGACAAAATACTTGATACTCATTTAGGTAGCGGTTCAATAGCAATAGCCTGTCATAACTTAGGCTTTGAACTAACTGCTTGTGAACTTGACAAGGACTATTATGAAGCATCAATAAAAAGAATAAATAATCACATAGCACAACAAAGACTATTTTAAAAACAAGACTATGAATAACGAGATAGAAAAAGCATTACAGATAATAGAAGAGTACGACCTGAGAAGTAAAAGTAGAAAGAGAGAACTGGTTTATAAGAGAGCCTTCCTCACTAAATACCTGAGAAGCTATGGAATAGCATTACAAAAGATAGGAGATATGTTAGATAAGAATCACGCTACTTGTTTTCATTACATTAAGGTGTTCGATATGTATAAAGAAGATGATTACTTTTTATTACTAGTAAACCCATTAGATGAGATGTTATATTTCAATGAGAATAGTTTAAAAGTAGACGATAGGAACTACAAAAGAATCACGATCTATAAATCAGACTACGACTATCTAAAAGAAATAAAGCACGAGAGCGAAAGGTACTCAGATGTGTTTAACAGATTGGTTGAAAATAGAAAGCAATTTGTTTAGATATTAAGCAACCTTTTGATTAATTTTACGTCTTATTAGAGAGGTTAACCCCGTACAGGTTGTAATAGGTTTCCAGCGTATCGCCTTCCTCTCTTTCTTTTTCAAGTATACGCTACATTAAGATACGTTATGAACTCATACGAATTAAGTCGGAGTTGGTTTAACTTCGCATTTGAAAACCCCGAAAAAGTAAAGCCTAATCATACGGCTCTATACTTCTTTGCTATTGAGCATTGTAATAGATTAGGATGGAAGTCTAAGTTTGGTCTACCTACGACTATGGCTAAAGATGCAATAGGTATAAGAAGCTATAATACTTACATTTCTACACTAACTGATTTAGTAGACTGGGGATTTATTATTATGGTTGAACGGAGTAAAAATCAATACTCAAGTAACATAATTGCCCTATCAAAATTTGATAAAGCACGTGACAAAGCACTTGATAAAGCATTGATAAAGCACGTGACAAAGCAAAGTGAAAGCACAGTACAAAGCATTGATAGTATAATAAAACAAATAACAAGTAAACAAATAAACAAAGAACAAGTAATAGAGATTTACAAAGCAATAAAAGAAACCTACCAACCTAAACAACCTATAAAGCATTGGAACGAAAGCATTGACGTAAATGGGCATCAAATTAAACAACCTAAAAAATGAGAGTAGACCATAGACAACAAGATGATTACTTAGAACTACTCCGACAAGATAAGATACCACAAGGTAAAGGTTTGGGTATTGCCTTAGACAACAACCTACGATTCAAGGAGGGTAAGTTAAATATGATCTTAGGACACGCTAACGTTGGTAAAACTTATTGGGTGCTATGGTATCTTACTGCGTTATCTGTAAACTACTCACATAGAAACCTAATCTACGCAGCGGAGAATACCGTACACGGATTAAAGCGTAACATCATAGAGTTATTTATGAATCAAAAGATAACTACTATGACACCTAAACAACTAGAGCAAGGTAAGGAGTTCGTAGAAAATCACTTTGATTTTATCGAGTATGAGAAACTAGTAACGATCGACGATTTTATGAAGGACGTTCAAAAGATGGGTAAATACGATGTGCTTATGATTGATCCACATAACTCATTCGCTAGACCATACGGTATGAACTCACACGAACACGATTACCAAACTGCTGCGAAGTTAAGGCTATTTGCTAGGAAGTTTAAGACTACGGTTTATATGTGTATTCACGCAGCTACTGAGGCACTACGTAAAACTCACAAGTCAGGAGATTATGAAGGGTTGCCAGTACCACCACACGCAGCAGATGCCGAAGGCGGTGGTAAATGGGTAAACCGTGCGGATGACTTTATAGTAGCGCACAGATACACTCAAAGTGCTAACGCTTGGATGTTTACGGAGATTCACGTAAAGAAAGTAAAGGAAACTGAAACTGGAGGAAAGCCTACTTACATAAACCAACCTGTACTATTTAAACTTGAATACGGTACTGCGTTCACTTGTGATGGGGTTAACGCTTTAGCTAAAGGAAACAACCTTAACCAAAATTTAAGTACATTTGATAACGAGGGAGATAATTTACCCTTTTAAATAAACAACTATGAAGAAGATGAAAGTTTTAAATTTGTACGCTTGTCTAGGTGGAAATAGATACAAGTGGGATGAAGTAGCAGAAGAGGCTAATATAGAAATAGAAGTTACAGCGGTTGAGTTAGACCCTGAACTTGCTAGACTTTACCAAGAGAGATTCCATAACGATACGGTAATTGTATCAGATGCACACCAATACTTACTAGACCACTATAAGGAATTTGACTTTATCTGGAGTTCTCCGCCTTGCCCTACACATAGTAGAATGAGAAAAACGAATACAGGCGAAGGCGAAAGGAAATCGGCTGCAAGTTACCCAGATATGAAGCTATACCAGGAAATAATTTTTCTTCAAAACTTTTTTAGTGGTAAGTATGTTGTTGAGAACGTTATACCATACTACAAACCACTTATTGAAGCACAGGAGAGAGGTAGGCATTTATATTGGTGTAATTTTCTACTACCATCTGACTTAAACGACAGAAGAGCAAAAAATTTTATACATAGTACATACAAAAAGCTATACGATTTTCACGAAATAGATTTAACAAACTATAAAGGCAAACAAAGAAAAGATAAAATTGCTAGAAACCTAGTTGACTACGAAGCTGGGCGCACAATATTTGAAACTGCTTTGGGGATAATTAGAAAGAAGGACGTAAGGCAAAAATCAATCTTTGACGAATTATGAAAGAACTAAGCAAAGCAAACACCTATCTAACAGGAGCATTAATGTATTTACTAGACGTAAGGAATTTAATGGAAGACACAGGAAAGGACACTAAGCGAATACAAGAACATATAGAAAACTTGTTTAAGGCAAAGAATATAATTGAAAAGCTATGATTACTATAACAAAGATTAACGAAATACAGGCAGAAGTATTAGCAGAGGGTATGCCTTTTGCTATGTTAGAGAAGCCAACCGGAGTAGGTTACAAACTTTACCTAATGAATAGAGTCTTCGAGTTCACAGAAGCTGAGGGTAAAAACATTGTATTGTTCTGCGAGAGGTTGTATATTAGACAACGATCACGACAAAGGCGAACATTCATAAAGGAGCATAAGCTAAGAAATAGCATATTAAAAGGAAACTATAACATACTAGAATGAAAGTAACAGATAAGATAGAAATAACGAACGAAGATAATATGAAGCTAATGGCTCGTTATCCTGATAACTATTTTGATTTAGCAATAGTTGACCCTCCTTATGGGATAAATATGGATGGTGGGAAAATAGGTGGAGATAAATTAGGTAAAGCAAAAGAATACATTAAAAAGAATTGGGATAAACACGCACCTAATATTGAATATTTTAAAGAGTTGAGAAGGGTATCAAAAAACCAAATCATATGGGGAGCAAACCATTTTATAGATAAAGCACCTTATTCCAGTCCTTGTTGGATTGTATGGGATAAAGATAATAGCGGAAACTTTGCTGACGCAGAATTAGCTTACACATCATTTAAAACTGCAGTAAGGGTTTTTAAGTTTAGATGGAATGGTATGCTTCAACAAGAAATGAAAAACAAAGAGGTTAGAATACACCCAACACAAAAGCCAAGACAGTTGTATAACTGGTTACTTGATAACTACGCCAAAGAGGGCGACAAAATACTCGACACTCATTTAGGAAGTGGCTCAATTGCTTTAGCTTGTCACGAAAGAGGTTTCGAGTTAACGGCTTGTGAACTTGATAAGGACTATTACGAGGCATCAATAAAGCGAATTAAAAACCACATAGCACAACAAAGACTATTCTAATGAACCGTAAGAAGTGCAAACATTGTAAGGAATATTTCAGACCTGACAAACCACTACAACACTACTGCTTAAAAGCTGAGTGCGTAGAAGAGTGGGTAAGGGTAGCAAAGGAGAAACAATGGAAGCAACGAAAGGCGAAACTAAAGGAAGATTTGAAAACTTGTCAGGATTGGACTAAGGAGGCACAGAAAGTATTTAATGAGTGGATAAGGTTGAGAGACTCAGGAAAGGAATGTATCTCTTGTGGATCAGTTCTCAAAGGCAAATTTGATGCTGGACACTTTTACTCAAGCGGAGGGCATAAGGCGGTAACATTCAACGAGGACAACGTACACGGTCAATGCGTAGCCTGTAACCAACACAAACACGGAAACCTTATAGCGTACCAAAGAGGACTAGAGAAAAGAATAGGAAAAGAAAGACTAGAGACCTTAAACAACCTCTCCCAAGGAACGGCAAAATACTCAGTAGAGGAACTTAAAGAAATTATTTACCTTTACAAAAAGAAGATAAAAGACCTAAAATGAAAATAAGAGCCTACATTACTGCCTACGATCGTCCTGAGATGCTAAAGAAAGTAGTAGAGCGTTTTCGTGAGTATGATATTGAGCCAGTAATCTTTGAAGACGGAGTAACACACCCACACAGAGGTAAGAAAGGATTTTGGAAGACTTGGGATGAGATACTCAAAGACGCAAAGCAGAATGTAGCAGACCTTTATATCTTTATTGCGGATGACTTCCTAGATTTAGACATAGATAGAATCATAGAGATACACAACGATTTCGATAAGCCTTACGTCTATAACATTGTAAATGATGGACGTTGGCAGTCTTGGGGATACTTTAGAAAGCAAGAGCCTATAGATGGGCACGAGTTAGTTGGTTATTGTGATTGTGGTTTCTTTTGTGATAGGTCAGCTTTAAAGGAGACTGAATGGAAGATAAACCAACCCAACCCAAACAGATGGAATAGAAACCCTAATATGAGTAGTGGAGTAGGTCAGTATCTTACAGGCAAGTTTATAAATAACGTTCCAATGTATAAGCCAATTAAGAGCCTAGCATATCACGGAGACCACGAGAGTAAGATGCATCCGGAAGAGAGAAAAAAGAATCCATTAACAAGCAGATGAGAATAGTAGTAGGAATAGCGACAACGGGAGACAGACCAAACGAACTAAAGCATACTTTGAGAAGTCTTGAAGAGCAGACAGTAAAGCCTAACCTAATCCACGTACACGATAACTCAAAAGAGATAGACTATACCGATAACGCAAAGTTTATAATACTAAGCCATCTCCCCGACCCTGTTTACTTCTTTTCGTGTGATGACGATATACTCTATCCCGATGACTACATAGAGAAAACTATAAAAGAGATAGAAAAGCATAACTGCATAATAACCTATCACGGCAGACGATTAAGAGGAAAGGGATTAGACTACTATCACGATCACTCAGCATTCAGATGTGATAAGTCTTTCATAGAGACTAAAGAGTTAGACGTATGCGGTACCGGAGTAACTGCTTTTAGAACGGATTATTTCAACCCTAAAGACATATACAAAGCAGAAGATAAATGTATGTCGGACTTGGTATTCAGCCTTGAAGCTGCGAAGCAAGGAAAAAAAATAATGCACATAGGTCATTATGGAATGTGGATAATACCTCAGATAAATACCGGCTCAACTATCTATGACCGATTCGAAAAAGACTGCCAACGACAGAATGAGTTAGCGGATGAGATATTCACGATTAAAAAATAATCAGTATATTGCCTAAAAATTAATCATTATGAATTACGAGTTAGTTATCATTTTTGTTTCGGTAGGTTGGTTTATTACCGAATTTGAGCCTTTACACTTCGTTCTAAATGCAATCCAAGAGAAGTTACCCAAGAATAGTTTTACTAGGTTTGTATTTGATCCGTTTACTTGTTGGCAATGTATGACCTTTTGGACTGCTCTAATATGGTCTCAGGACTTTGTATTAGCTTGTTTGGCTTCGTTGGCTTCACTATTATTATCACGATGGATAGAGAAGTAGTATTTAAGGAATTGCGAGTAGAGTTCGAGAGCGGATACG